GTTTTCTTTGAGATGTTTGTAACTTTGTTCTCAAACATCTGGCGCGGAAGATCAACCAATTGCTGAATCGGTACATTGAGAAGGTTCGCATCAATTCTTTCTGCAATTCGCTCTTCCGCCATTTCAAGAGTGATATAGAGTACGGACCTGCCCTGTAGCAAGACGGAGCTAGCCAAATGACACATGAACAATGATTTCCCAACACCCGTTCCAGCGAGAGCAATATTGAGAGTCTTGTTAGGAAGACCACCTTTCGTGATTTTGTTGAAATATTCCAAATCAAACTCAATCTTATCTTCCTTACGGTGGTAAAATTCATATCGCTCCTCATAGTTCTGAAGATAGTCGTGACCGATATTATTATCAAAACTTACCGCAAGAGCATCTGAAAGAATGCTTGGAATCGCATCACGATTCTTATCGTTGTTGTTTCCATCAGCAATATGAATTGACTCCATCAAGGCAAGATAAATTGCCCTATCACGACACCATTTTTCGGTCGTATCAAGTAACCATTGCTTATCTACAAGATCATCATTAAATTGAGATACCAATTCACGAATCTCTTTTATCTCACCCTCAGTCAGATCAGTCCGATTATCTATTTCAATACCAAGTGCTTCAACTGTAATTGCTGAACCATATCTAACAATGAACTTAACAATTTCTTCAAACGTGACCTTCTCGGATTTTTTCTCAAAATAATCTGGTTGAATAAAAGGTATGACTTTTCGTGAGTAATCTTCATTGTAAACTAAATTGCGTAAAATTGTAAGTTCAAGTCGTTCCATCATTTATAATGCAAATAGGCACTCATAATATATTTTGGTCCACTCAAAGTAGAATTTCCCTTATGAGGAAACATCCAAAGTGGTGGGAATATCAATAGTGTTCCTTTTTTAGGTTGAACAGATAAGTCTTTAAAGATAGTTTCCCCACCAGATTCAACATCATTCAAATACCACATAAAAGATAAAAATCTACGGGCAGACTCATGATTAGTTACATCAACATGAGTATCAAAGCGATCATCTCCTCCAGGAACATAATTCTTTATACGAAATTGTTCAAATGCATTTTCTTCTGGAAAAACTCTCCTGTCAGTAAATTCATAATACTGATCACGATATTCAAACATTTTTTTAATAATACAATTATGAACTTGATTAACTTCTGGTGCAAGTTCTCGATATTCTGTTAAATTAAATTGAGTAAAATTAGGTTTTCCTTCATTGTCATGACGCTCGTGTTTATCTGAAACTTGCTCAAATAAAGAAATTAAAAAATCACAAATATCAGACTCTAAAGCGTTCTCGTAAACATGAATGAAGTCATTAAGTTCAACCATAACTGAATTCTTCTTTGGCAATTGCATCAAGTTGTTGCATTACCTCTTCGGTAAAATACTGATCTGGATTCTTTAGGATTTCCTTTGCGTAAATTTTCTTACCATCCATTTCATAACGCCCCGCAACATTTTTCCAGAGTCCGCCGAGTTCCCCGAGTTCCAAAAGACCATAATAACGATCAAGACCCCGCTCATCATAAAATAAACGTACTTCAACGTCTTTATTCTCCTTACTCAAACGCGATTTAGCAGTCTTAGCCTTAATAATATTGCCGACCACTTCCGTTCCATCCTTTTCTTTCTTTTTGCTGAGATAGATGATCGTAGACGCTGCGTACTTGAGTCCAGAACCTCCTCCCATCTCTTTCGTTGGTACATAAGCTCCGATGACATCGTATGTATGATTTGTGACAATGAGCGGGACATTTGCTTGACCTAGTTTAAGTGTGAGCATTCGAAATGCACCTTTGACCAATTGCGATTTAGTCATATCACGAACTTGCTTATCATTTAGTGCATCAGTAATTTCTTTCTCGGTAGAAAGCATACCCAGAGAGTCTAACACAAACATACAAGGTTTGCGTTCTCCCTCAGGTTTTTTTAAGTATAGGTCTACCGCTTTGAGTGCCTTTCCACGAAACTCTTCTACGGTGACAACATTAACCACGACAAGACGTGATGTGTCGATGCCGCGTGACTCAACGAGTGATTTTGTAATGGCAGCTTCAGTATCAAAGTAGAGACAATAACCATCGGGGTGAGTATCAAGAAAATTCTTAACCACTGCGAGAGAGAAGAAAGTTTTTCCAGTAGAAGACTCTCCAGCAATAGCAGTAATCTTATTGCCAGATACACCGCCAAATATGCTACCTGAAACCAGTGCGTTAAAAATATACGAACCCGTATCAACATAAGTTTCAGTCTCATCAATGTCAGAGGCAAGTTTCGTATACTCACCGCCAACTTCTTTTACAATTTCTTTAAGAAAATCCATTAGGCAAAAAATAGTTCAAGGTTTACAGTTTTTTCCACATTCCATCCAATTGAATCGAGAATAGATTTTAATGGTTCCACAAAACTCTTCTCAAATTGTAAGTCATAATCAATATATTTGTCAAGACCAAGTTCTTTTGGAAAATCTTGAATGAATGAAATAATATTTTCTTGAATGATATTTGGTTTTTTCAAATACACAAATTTAATTTTTTCACCATTAGCAATTAACGAATATTTATTAGTCAATTTCTTCTCCTTTATATAATGATTAAACAAAAGTGCTCCACGAATATGAATGGGAGTTTTGTGGGCATAAATTGTTGATGATGCTGCATATTTTCGAACATCAGAAGCCGTTCGTGGGAAAGCAATTTGTTCTGGAGGCAGAGATTTAAACTCTTCACGACATTTATCAATGAAATTAATCACATCTTCTTCAGTTCCACTCATCATCAACTTTAAACCATCTTTAATCATTTTGCGACAAGGTGCTGGAGTTGATGACTTGACTGCCTCAATGCCCATCATTTTCAGTTTGGGTTCTTCATAACGAACACCTTCACTGTCCCACACATTCAAAATGTAACGCTTCTTGGCAGTCCAGATTCCACGTTCGGCAATGTTCTCACGCTTCATCTGCATCTTTTGGTCATATGCGTTCACATAGTCAGCCAGTTCTTTGTAGCAACCTTCAATATACTTTTCAAGTTCCACTTGACAGACCTTATCAAGGAACGAAACAATGCCTTCAGTAGTTTTCTCTCTTCCCGCGAATACACATTCAACCAAAGGACCCATATTAAGGTAAATAGAATCAGTATCTGAAGCAATAACATAATCAACCTCACTAGTCTTTAAGAGTTTGTTGAGATAGGCATTCATCTTGTTCTCAATCCAACGGATTGAAACTTGACCAGACAAGGTGATTGCCTCAGCATTTGCTAGTTTGTAATAACGAAAATACTGATTGCCGATAGCACCATAAGCAGAGTTAAGTTGAATCTTCCTTGCCATTTGGATGTTGTTGCATCGAGCAATCTCTTTAATTAATTCCTTATTTTTTGTCTTTTCATATTCTTGCTTTGCAGCAAGCATCTTCTTTTTGTAAATGGTGCGGTCCTGATAGATCTTCTCCATCAGTTCAGGCAAGAACCCACGCACATCCTTGCGGAACATTGCCCCATTAGCACAAACTGCTTTATCTTTATACAGTTCAAATGTAATGTCCTGGTTCAGGATCTTATCAACAGTTACAGTTGGGTGCTTCTCATCCAGAAGAGTTTCTGGAGAAATATTATATTGCATAATGAGGTGAGGATATAGCGAGTTGAGGTCAAAAGACACAACCCAATCATACTTCCCTGGAATCGGTTCCTTAACATAAGCACCTGCATACTTGGAATCCTTATCAGAACGCTCTTTGGGAGGAATAACAATGTTTCTCTTTTTCAGATAGTTGTAAATAATCGTATCCCACATCCGAACTTGAGAGAACACATCAGCATAATTTGCCTTTGCGTCATATGCCATTGTGATTGCAAGTTCAATCAATTTCATCTTGTCTTCCAAACGGTCAACAAGTTCTACGTCAATGATGTTGTATTCTACAAACTTCTGCCAACCTTTAGTGTAAAAGTCTTTAAAGGTATCAAATTCAGAGTGGTCTAATTTTTTTGAATCAAGTTCTACGCTTGCAATATAATCAAGACGATATGATTCTTGTGCTTTATATGTAAATTTCTTATATAGATTCAAATAATCAAGTTGAGTAATGCCACCCACATCATAAGAAATATGTTTACGACCAGCAATATAAATCTCACTTTCAGTAACAAGACCCCAGGGAGAAAAACGCTTCATCAGTTTTTCACCTAAAACGCGATCCAAACGCCGAACGATATATGGAATATCATACAATTCAATATTCCATCCAGTTAAAACTTCTGGAGTATTATCCTCGACCATCCACCAATTAATAAAGTCATTCAATAAATCTCTTTCATTATCAAATCCTCTATAAATCACATTTGATTGATTATTATCAAACTTACCCATACCCCAGGTGCGGATTTGTTTAGAACTATAATCCTGAATAGTAATTAACAAAATTTCTTCAGAAGCTGATTCTACGTCGGGAAATCCATTCTCAGAGGCAACTTCAATATCAAGAGTAGTAACTTTAATTTTACCAATATCAAACTTCATCTCATCATTGGGGTACGTTTCTGAAATGTATTGATAAATGTATGCGGTATTTCCATAGATTTTAAAATTTTCTACGCCCTCATATTTCTTAATAAATTCACGACATTCCCGAATAGATCCAGGTTGAACTGACTCAACATACTCACCATTTAGAGTTTGATATTTAGTTTTTTTATTTGCAGGGACAAAAAGAGTCGGGTTAAACTTCTCACGAGTCATGAAGTGTTTTCCATCTTCATAACCACGAACCAAGAAGTGGTCCCCGACCATCTGGACATTTGTGTAAAATCTCATTATGCAGTTAATTCAAGATACTTTTCAACAATTTCTTTTTTTGGATCTACAATCGTAAGAATACTGTCAGAGTGAATCATCATTTCTGTCTGGTCAGTTACATCTGGCCAAGGAGTTAAATTACCTTCAGCATCAATACGGTGTGGATTAATTAATTTGCAATCAGGTTCTCCAAGTTCAGAACCAACTTCAATAATTTCGGTGACAATTACGTTATCAACTTTCAGTAAAAGACACTTGACTGTCTTGTCCATTTACTTTCTCCTCATACATCTGTTTAATGGTTTTAATAGGTTCCACAACTGTAACAATCCAATCAGGTGGAACGGGAATTTGATCATCACTAGTAAGTATAATCCATGGTGATAGAGATACTTCTAGATCTCCATGAGGACTTTCATTTTCTTCTACCAGCAAAATTGTTTTACGAGTTTCTACTTTATGCGGATTTTTAAATAGATACCCACATACTTTATCATTAGAAATTAATTCTTTGGCATCAGAAATAATTGTCTCACCAGATTTTAATAGTGCTAATTTAATTGACATTTTTTTGATTTTCCTCAACTCATTATATCAAGAAAAAGGGGAGGCGTCAACTGGTTTTTGCCAGTTGCCTCCCGCGCCGACGATATTCAGTTCTATTTAGAGATAGTTTTTTCTGGTGTGATGTTCTGGAACTATTTTCCCAAGTATGATTCGTAAAAGTCCGTCTTCAAATGTAACTTCCCTGACTTCTGTGTCGTCGGATAAAGTCCACGCTCGTTTAAAACTTCTGCTAGCCACTCCCTTGTGGATAAACGTCCTGTCGGTCTCATTGTCCTGTTTTTGTCCTTCGACAAAAAGTTTTCCATACTCCGTGAAAACATTGACCTCTCCTTTCTTAAATCCTGCGAGTGCAATTTCTAAATGCGACTCAACATTATTTACCTGAATAAGGTTGTAAGGTGGATAGTTTGTTGAAGTTTCGTGAAGATTGAAAAGACGATCAAAGTATTCATCCATTCCAATGCTGTTACGAGTAATCCTCTCCATCAAGGCAGGAAGATCCGCAGCCGTATAACGGGTAATATTAGTCATTATAGTAGCTCCTTTAAAAGCGAGTTTGTGTTTTGTGGACCCCGAAGGCATCCTTACTATTATATAGGTTTAGACAATAAAAAGGGGAGTGTTAAACTCCCCACTTTTTTATTCGGCATCCTCTACCTTTTTCTTCTTCGCACCAATATTATACTTGGTTTCCAGAATCCAATCACCCTTGTCCTTATAAGCAAGAACTTTAATTTGGTTCAGGGGAGCGATATCTTGGATTTTATTCAGGTCTACAATCTCAATTAAACCCCAATCGGCAAGAAGTTGGGCGATACGATTGCGACGTTGTACATCATTCACAGTTAGATTTGCGTGTTTGCCGTCCAGAGCAAACAGTTCCTTAAAGTGAACGAGGTAATATCTACCTTGTTTGTGTAGAATATGGCAAGACT